CCCGAGTACAAAAGCCCCTCCCAGACAGCTTAACCCAACTCAGCTCGATGGCGAGCTAAATTAGGCTAGACGCTAACAAGCGACTAACTACATTAGCGCCCGACTGACTGGAAGACACTGTTTAGGAGCTCGTACCCCGTCTTCCCTTTAGTACTACAAGAAAGGAAACCCATTGTATAGGGCATTACATTGCTTTATTTCACAATGACCTTTCAAGTATGACTAAGAACTTCTTTCGCGTTAGCACACTCATTGTATAGAGTATTTAACCTGCTTTATTTCACAGGAACTAACACAAAGGAAGTCCACTACTTCATCTTCCGAATAGAGAGGTAATTAGTAAGAACCACATTTTATTAACTATTTGGTTAATAATCAATAAAATGTACTCCAATAAAGGAGCTACTTTTTCTAGGTTCTCACTAACATCCTCCCTACAAGTAGGGTTAAAGTAGTGTTCTTAGATCTAAAGAGAAGCGGATAGGGATATGAGTAATACTAAAACAGTATTTCTTGTACCCCGCGAGACTATCTGCCCTTTGCAGATTCACAAAAACCAACATGGTAGTTAGTTTAGTGACCGCATCGTAGCAGGTATAGACTCCTTAAGAAGGATAAGCTATGGCTATTCCTTGTAAGAACGTGGTAAATGTTATTATCAAGTAACATAGCCATCGGGATTACAGGGAAAGCCCAGCAATACCTAGAGTCTCATGGACTCCCTTTAATTAGGCTCACTCGGTCCGTGTAATCTGATTACAGGCCCGGATGGAATCCGGACGGGTAATTGGACAACGCGAACAGGGCGAGTAGGGGTATCCTCTTGAGGAACGACTACCTCTGCGATCGCAGGAGACCATTTAGTATCAGCAAATTCTGGACTTACGTCTAGAATAGCCTTTACTAAAATGGAATCTGCTAAAGACAGAGAGTGGGTCGCTCTCATTGAGAAGACTCCCGTGCTAACAAAGTATTTTAAGACTCCTACGTTTAAATAGGACTCTTCAGATACTTGTTGGCCCATTTCGAATCCTACAATGGCTTGAAACTCGCGAGTTGAGTGTCGGGTTAAACCGATCACTCGCCCAAATACTTTATTAAGAATATGGGCACTCTCGAGGATCATACCATTAAGGATAAGAATTAAAGGGGAATTCTTTCCAAGAGCAGCTCGGTAGGACTGGACATCCAAGTCTGGACATTTCTTATAGAGCATACCATTCAGTTTTACACTGATACGATATGCATCCTTTCGGAAGTGTCCAAAATCTCGTTCGATGAGACGTTTTGCAGCCTCAATGCGGATCAATCTAAATAATTGATTCAAACTGAGGGCTTCTACGGATAACCGGAGAAGCTCCTGCGAAACGAGGATACCGAAGGTCTCCTCTACTCGCTTTGCGAGAAGAGAATGATCTCCCGTATTCTTGGCGAAAGCCAATGCATCGAACACCATGTATAACTTAACGACTCGCTCCGCTTGCGCGGGCTTACCGTAAAGTTTATAAATGGATGAGATTAAGTCCCGGTGCGTCTCAATCTCAAGGACCCAACCATGGCCATGCTGTGTGGATAGGTAATTGTGCAGAAGTGAATAAATCTTCCAAACATTACCGATACTGCAATACTGAACCCTGTAACTTCTTCACCTTTATGGAACCATCTCTTAGCAAATTCAAATGTATCATTAGATACATGAGTCTTTGCTCCGAAATGGGCATATCCAGTGAAGATAACAAGGAACGATATTGCTCCACAAGCATCATTGGCAATAACAATATCATCTCCGAGTAAACAGTAGCTAGTGAAGTGCGGAAAATCCGCACGTAACCCAGCTACTCTTACAATGAGATGGTGTGTTAAAGCCGTTGTCGGCCATGATGAATATGCCCCCATTGGCTGTCCGCAGTTATATTTAACCGCAGGACCACCTTTGGAGTTATATTCATATCCTACCAGGATGTGAGCCCAAGCCTTAGCTCTTTCTTCCCCAATAATCCGACTAATCACCCGAAGCTGTAAAGCTAAGGGCATTCGATCAGTCGCATTAGAAAGGTCGAGAGAGTGAGAATGGACTGAGAGGTAAGATCTTTGTAAAAGTACCTTGATCAAAAGTACAATCCGGACCAATCTTACTAAGCATAGAGTTAATAACTTTATGCAAAGGACGAAGGGCCGATTGTGACCAGTAATCAAGGATAGCAATTACACGTGTCTTTCCCTCTTTATCACTAAAGTAAGAAAGCTTTCTAAACGAAGATGTTTTAGGTGGAAATAAATTCGCCCAGATGTCGACTAAGCTTAGTGATCCGAAACGGCCAACTATGAGATTATCAATGACAGTTCCCAGGCTAGTACCCGACGAGTAGTTTAATATATTTTAAAAACTAACTCCAAAGGTAACAGCGTAAGTTCTGACATTGACGTCAAAATAGCTTGTCCCAGAGGACCTGACTTAGTAGACATATGGAACCGATTAAACTCCACTTTCTTTGATCGGATCCCCAATTGTCTGCACGCATGGTTAAATTCCTTTTCAATAAGAATCGGAACCAGACCAAGGCGAGATAATTGGAGTGATATCTAACACAGCGGGCAATCTAATACCTCTTAACGACACAAATAGTGTCATAAGAAGTTTTAGAACCTTAGTGTCAGAGATCAAGGGTTTAAAGCCGGCTAGCCACAAAGGCCAGCCTTCTTTAAGCTCGACTCCGTCAATTGCGGAAAGAGGATGACCAGTGATAAAGCAAGTAACAGCTAAGCGTGTCGTTTTGACATACTCACCTGTAAAAGCTAAACCACGATCCTTCTCTAACCGTAAAACATTCGCAAAGTAGGCTTCTACTAGTGGTCGGTAAATATGCATCTGCTCAGGCAAATAGAATGTTAAGATTAAAGTGGTTAACTCCACTATTAGTCGCAACATTGTTGTTTGTTTGTAGCAG